CTCTTCGCAGAACTTGCAAACAAGAGAGAAGACAGACAGCTTGACTGGAACAAGGCTCTTCTCGACCAGCAGAACAAACAGGCACAGCTACAACTTGAAGCGGCAAAGGCTGAGGGAAAGCAGAATGTTGACTTGCAGAAGCTCGACCTTGAAGGCCAACGTGTTGCCATCGAGGCTCAGGACAGGATGGAGAAAACCATCGCTGAGAACAACCGTATGCTCGGAGGAGGTATCTAATGGCACTTTCACGTGAAGAAGCAGAAGCACTCGGCACCCTAGGAAGAATGGCCCTGGGCGGTGTCATCCGTGGCGCAACAGGCGGTTATGACGGGAAGAATTTCGGCCCAGGTTTCGCTGCTAGGCCAGGTGGCCGCGTATGGGTCAAGGAAGGCGAACGTAACGACGGCGGAATCAACCCGACTTCAATCGGTGCAGCCGAAGCACTTGCTCGTGAAATGGTTTCAAACCCGATTGATTTTGACGCTGGTGTCATCTATGTTCCAGGCCCTGCTCAGAACAACGCGATGCTTGTCCGCACTCCTGAAAACCTGGAAGCGTTCATCAGGCAGTCTGAACTTGAACATAGCGAAGCTTTGAACAAGTACATGAACGACCCGAACATTTCAAAGGACCGTGCTGCAAGACTTGGCGTAAGGAACGAGGAGAACCTGCCAAAGTGGTGGAACGACAAGGACCCCCGTCTTCCAGTGACACCGTCTTCATCCTGTGTTAAACGTGCCCGTATCGGGGCCAACGGGGACATCTACGTTGTCTTTGGAAGCAATCCTAACAAGGAATATCAATACGAAGGTAGTCCCGACCCAGTACAGGCTTCCAAGGTGTTACAAGCGCTTGTAACGGCCCCGTCAATCGGACATGCTGTAAACAGCTGGACAGGAGACTGGGGAACGCAACACACGTATCTACCGAAGGGCTAACCCTAATTTCTTTGTGTGAAAAATAGGCGAAAAAACAACCGCACTAATTTCATTTCGAACAAGCCGCGAACACGACGCGGTCTACAAATTTCGCGGGAGGAGAGAAAAATCATGACTACCGAAGAAGCCATGGAATACCTGAAGAAGGAGCATGGGGAATCAGCCTCGCAACCTGACGAAACTGCACCGACCGAAGGCGCCGCTGCCACTGGAGAGCAAACGGCGAACCAAGAGACTCCAGAGCCGAACTCTGACGTTAAGGAGGACCGCGAATCCCCCAAGGCCGAAGTGTCCGAGACCGCCGAGGATAAGCCTCAGCAAACGAAGAAGCCTAGCAAACAGGACCGTATCAATCATGCGTTTCAACGTGAAAAGGCAAGGCACCGTGAACAGCTCGAAGCTGCGAACAAGCGAATTGCCGAACTCGAAGAAAAGGTGAAGAAGTACAGTGTCCTCGAACAGAGCGACTTCGACCCCAACGACATGAAGTCATATATCGACCACAAGTTTGCATTGCAGGGCGAACAGGCCGAACTCGAAAATCTGAAAGCGACCAGAGACAAGATGGTTGCCGACGACAGGATGAGCGAAGCCAAGGCACGTCACGAACAGCAGGTAAACGATTGTTTCAACTCGGATGACGAAAAGGAACACTACTGGGCACTCCTAAGAAACGGGGGTTCCGAATTCCGTAAGTTCCTGAACGACTACGACGACGGCACAATCGACCAGTTCATCGGTGACAGCGAGATTGCACCTGTGATGATAAGCACGCTTATGCGTAATCCAGATATTCTCCGCTCAATCGTTGAAAAGAGAAATCCGATTCGCAAGGCGATTGCCTTACAGCAGCTTGAAACCCGCTTGCAGTTGCAACGAAAAATCGGTGTAAAGACACAGTCTCAGGGCACTCAACCAACTCAGAAACCCACGCAACGCTTGCCGATAATCGGCTCGCAGGTTGCAAACCCTGGTTCATCCTCGGAATCCAAGAAGACCGACTGGAATCGGTATCTGATGGAACATCCGAGAGGGACCTAAACCAATTCATTTTAACTGGAGAAAATTACTATGGCTACAGCCCGTACAATTCCCGCACCAGCAATTTCTAGTGCAAACCAATTTGAAACCAACTATCAGACCAGCCTTATCTCGCTCCGCGCCGCCGAGGTAGCTCCATATTTCCTCCTCGGAAGTAAGGCATACTTTGGAGACCAGATTTTCGGAAAGAGCCGTAATGGCCAAACGTATGGTTTCGTGATTAAAGATAGAGCAGAAGTCGAAAACTCCATCGCTGCATCCGCTGGTGCAAAGAAGGACGTTGTCGAACGTGTTGTAAACCTCTCTATCGAACCGTGGCATACGTTCGAAAAGACGAACGCTGTCGAAGGTAAAACTGACGCTGAATTTGACCAGGAAATCGCTCAGCCGAACGGTCAGGCCCTTATCCAGGGTGCCTTGCAGAAGTCCATCAAGTCCGATATGGGCAAGTGCTCTACCTGCTTCGTCGGCAACGCTGGCGAGTTCGAACCGCTTTCTATGGCAACGGCTCACCTCTCTTCTATCACTAGCGAACCGCTCTACGGTTTCTGCGACCCGATGATTGAGGCAATCGCAACTTCCAAGGGCGCACAGTTTGTTCCTGTTGACGCTCCTGCCATGTACAAGCAGGGATTGCTCGGTCACTTCCACGGTGCCGATTACAGGAGCCAGCGCTTCATCCCGCGTGTGACCATTTCGTCTGTTCTCGCAACGGCAATGACTGGTGCCAAGTTCGCTAGCTTCAACGATTCTACGAACGTCCTCACTGTAACGCTCGGTGCATCTCCGTCCGCTGCAACCGTCATCAAGGCTGGCACACCGTTGTTCATCAGCGACGTTGTTGCAACTGACACTGTCGGCGACGTTACGACTGAACCGTATGCATTCATCGTAACCGAGGACAAGAGCATCGCTACGACTGACAGCACTGTTGCCGTAAAGGTTGACGAAGTTCCTGTCTCCGTGCTTGGAACCCGTGTTGCAGCCCTTGCTGACGGCTCCATCATAGTATGGTCTGGTGCAGGTGCAAACGTTACCTCTGCAAACGACGTGACGATTCCTGCTGCTGGTACTTACTTCGCGGCTATAGTGAGGGCTTCAGGCTCTTATGAATTCGAAACTTTGGACACCATCGACGTTCAGGGTTCCGAATACAAGAAGGGCAACGTGGACCGCATCACGATTCACCAGAACCGCAGAATCGACCTGGACGCCTTTGTCAACGACACCCGTTTCGACTTGTTCACGCTCAGTGGCACTATCGAAAAGCGTGCACAGGCTCTCGTGCTCGTGAAGGCAAAATAATTGGACCAAACATGCGAAATCTATCTCTCCCGATAGTGGGGCCAGGAGCAATCCTGGCCTCTTTTTTGTTTTCAACGGACAGTTGGAACCATCTGCTTAAACCATGTGTTGGCAACCCCTAATTTCCACACAGAAGGAGGTTCAAGATGATTACCGTCCGCTCAATCATAATCGAAGCACTCAACCGTTCAAACCTTTGTTCAAGACGACATACACCAGCGGCTGATATGACCGAGACTGGCCTTAGGCTGTTGAAGGGCATTGCCGCAAAGTACAGCAACGACAACCTTTTGCAATTCCTTATTTCGGAATGCGGTGGAACACTTGACAAGCGTGAATACGTCCTTGGAGACATCGACGCTGACCACCAGGAAGAATACATGGCCGTTGACCTGTTTGCCCCAAACATACAGAAGGTAAACCGTGTTTACTGGCGTGCAACGGACAACAACGGTCTCGGCTCTTACATAGAGTTGACCTACGCATCACCTGACGATTTCGACGGCTATCCTGACGGTTCTGGTGTTTACACATACCAGCCAATCAACGACATGCAGGTTGTGCTTAAAGTCAAGCTGCTCCCCAACGAGGGAACGGAAATCAAGGTGCTGTATAACAGGAAGTGGTCAATCGGTCTCGATGACGAGTTGAGAATTCCTGACCAGTATGCGGAACTCTTTATCGTCGCCTTGACACACAAGCTTGCTCTCACGTTCCCACGTCTTTCAACCGAACAGGTCAATCTCTTGAAGAATGAACTGACCGAGATGGAAAAGAACGTCGCAACGGCATCACGTGCCCACAAGTATGTTTCACGCTCTACACAGCTCAGGGCTGCTGTAAGCCGTGCGGACTTCATTTCAGGAAGAATGTTCTACGGGGTTTAACACATGGCTCAACGAATCATCCAGAACATAGTAGGCGGCATCCACCGTCATGAAATCGAGAAGGTATCACGTTCGTTTACCCAGAACATGTACCCTGAAACGGTGGATTCTGAACAGTCAACCACAAACAAGGTGCTTCTCGGAATCAAGGGAAATTCCCTTGCCTTGCACATCCAGGAAGGCCCTTGCCGTGGCATGTTCCGTGCATCCCGTGGAAACGATGGAAACCCAGTTCTTTTCGGATGCTGGGGTTCATCCGTGTATGTAATCCGCGAGACCAGCACAGGTTTCACCAAGAGACGCATCGGCCAGGTTTCTAACGCATTGGCTGAACCAGTTCACTTTGCCGAAACGGGTGGCGAAGGCTCGGCCCATCCTCACTTGGTTGTGGTTGACGGAGCATCAGTATTCGCAGTAGATACAACACTGTCCGATTCCTACATGGCCCAGGACTGGCGTTCAATCCCGTTGCCTACACGTGTTGGCGACAAGACGCATACACAAAAGATACAGCCAAGTCACGTGGCATATCTATATGGCTACTTGATTATCAACGATGTCGGTAGCGATGCGTTTTATACCTCGATTCAGTATCCGTTTGAAACCACAGATGATAACGACAATATCATCTACGACGTGTTTTACGCCGACGTAAACGGTGAATACAATGGATATGGTTTCGTGACATATGCTGAATGGAACCCAGACAACATAGTGGCACTCTGCTCAAATGGTAGCTTCATGTACACGTTCGGGCCGAGGTCGATACAGTGTTTCAGCTATCGAGACGACATCAATAAGCCGTTCGTCTCTCCTGACAACGCTGCCGAATCAATTGGCATACGTGCCCCAGATTCGTTGGCAACATGCGGTCCTTACACTGCTTGGCTTGCCAGTTCCGACGTGGGCCAGAACGGCATCTACATCATGGAGGGAAACCAGAAGACACGTGTTTCGACCATCTCGATTGAACGACAGATTTCCAAGATGAAGTTCCCAGAGGATGCCGTAGGACAGTTCTGGGAGGAAAACCAACACCTGTTCTATGCAATCACGTTCAGGACCGACAAGGTTACACTCGTATACGACATGACCGAAAAGGAGTGGCATGCACGTGAATCCTATGAACACGGCATTTGGCGTCCACAGTATGCGACGTTTGCATATAACAAGATTTTCTTCGGAGAGTTCAACTCCGATGCACTCGTCTACCTTGACAACGACAAGTACACGGAATGGGACGGTCTCTGCATCGTGCGTCTTCGCAGGGGCGGTGCAATATATTCCGACAACAGCCCGTTCTTCGTCGATGCTGTAAACATCACGCTTAACAACGGACAGATTGACGACCCTGAGCTTGACCCTAGGGTTATGATGCGTTATTCAACAGATGGCAACGACTGGACGGATATGGAGGTTGGAACCATGGGTGCAATCGGACGTTATGACCATCAGACGACATGGTGGAATCTCGGCATGTGCCGTTACCTCACGATTGAAATCTCGTGTTCAGACCCAGTGGATTTTGCCATCGTCTCGGCAAAGATTAATGCGGCACCCTGCAACATATTCTAGGAGAAGCAATGATTAAGACAGTCAACATAACTCAGTTTTCTGCACCCGACTATGTTGCACAGGCACTTGAAGGAACCTATGGCCTAGATGGACGCAAGAACATCTATTTCACTTGCGTCAAGGACGTTGTTTTCGTGAATGCGGTAGGTCCCCTCACGTTCGACGAGAAGCTGCCAGAGAACGCATTTGCGTGGCACCTGATGGTGCTTTCTGACAACGGGGTAAGAACGGTGCGCTGCGACAATTCGCACTTGACATTTTCACTTGCCGAGGCTGAAACCGCACAGGGTTCATTCAGGCTAAAGGCATAATTTGGTAGTAGGAGGAATATTTTATGGCAAATTGGGGCGGTAACATTATTGGAGGAGCTGGAACTGGTGCCGCAATGGGTTCAGCCGCTGGACCCTGGGGTGCTCTCGCAGGAGGTGTTCTAGGCGCACTTGGTGGTGTCTTCGCATCGCTTTCGGAAGAGGATGATGCAGAGCGCAAGCAGAAAATCATCGACAACGCAAAGGCTCAGTTCAAGCTTACGCAGGACGAGATTGACCAGCTGATGGAGGACTTCTACACTACTCCTGAAAACTTCCTGGGAACCAAGGAGGACAGGGATGCATATCGGAAGGCAATACAAGACTATGACCCAAGTTCGTTCATCTATGGTTATGATGGGAAGACGGGCAAGTTCGACGAAAATCTTTACGACTTCTCGAAGACCTGGGACAAGTCTGTTGACGACTTTGTAAACCCTTATTACGACAAGATAATCAAGAACACGAGCGACAAGGTTCAGCACAGTGCCGCTGGTGCTGGTGTTGGAAGGGGCACTGGTGCCGCAAACGCTATTGCCGAAGCTGTCGCACAGAAGAATGACGAGCTTTACAAGACCGCATTGCAGGAATACAACACCGACCGTGCCCAGACCTATTCGGAATGGAGCGGCAACATCGACCGTATGCAACAGCGTCTGAACCAGCTGAAAGCGGCGACGGACACACAGATGAACAACCTCGGCACATTGGCAAACGACTATACGCAACATCAGCAGAACTATTTCACTGACCAGATTGCATCAAAGCAGAACCGCAACAACGCCAACCTTCAACTTGCCAGCATGGGCCTTATGATTTAAGGGGGAAACAAAATGTCCATCTATACAGCACCATCTACATCCTTTATCGACACTTTCATGAACGCGGCCAAGTATCGTGACCAGCGCACAGCCGACGAGAACAAGCAGATGATGGAAGGAATCGGAAACCTGGCAAAGGGAGGTGTCGAGGCCTACAAGTGGCAACAGAGGAAGAACATCCTTGACAACAAGGACGCAATCCAGAAGCGAATCGACGAACTCCTTGCAGAAAGGGAACGCCTCGCATCTGGACAGGATTACGCAGGTTCCAGCCGCAATTTCGACGCGATTATGAACGGTCTCGATTGGAACCTGATGCCGCACCAGTACAGAGACGACAAATTGAAGGGGGTATTCTAATGTCCGCAACATCATTCATTGACGACGCAATCGCAAACGCTGGCGAATATGCCGTATACGGAAAGGCCCTCGGCGACAAGATGAGGTCGGGTGTCCAGTATGGTCCTGACCCGAGGCGCCCCATGTATGGCGACATGGTTGAAAACCCGAACAGTGCCCGTATTGCCGAGATTGACAGGGAACTTGCCGAACTCCGTGCAAAGCTTGATTCCGATGACGTTGAAGAGGCTATGGGCCGATACAAGTTCCTCTACGATGCCGACCCGTCCGTTCTCACGAACTACCGCAATCAGAAGCGCACCGAGAAGATGAATGCCGATATGCGCAAGGCTACCGAGGCTGCAACACGTGAAAGCAGCTTGCAGACCGCCTGGAAGCAGAACGGCATCGACCTTGAAGTTGCAAAGTATGACCTTGCCGCAGCACAGAACGCATACAACGAGGCAAAGGGGAATAGCGACGTTTCCGCAATGAACCGTGCCATTACCGACATCAAGCGTGCACAGGCCAAGTATGACCGCATCGTCCGCGAAAATGATACTCTGCGTGGCAAGATGATGAACAGTCTCGGAATTTCGCTAGGTGACGAACAGAAGCTTGAATCCGATGTTCAAGACGTTGATTACGGACACGATTTCAACAAGGACCTTGCCGATGCCGAGGCAATCAAGACGCTTGACGGTAATCTCGAACTCCTCGACAAGGACATCGTTGTTGACAACATCAACGTTGACAAGAAGACGAAGCTTGCAAACGTCCAGAAATGGCTTGCGAACATCGAGCAGGCAAAGAAGGATGTCGATGCCTCCCCGCTTTCCACCGAGCAGAAGAACGCAAGGAAGACGAAGCTTGCAGACATCGAAACAAAGGTGAGGGCTTATGCAAAGCCGAAGGGAAAGGGCGGCCAGGGAACCAAGATGACCAGGGATGACTACCAGAAGGAACTTGACAACCTCATGACAAAGTCACAGCTGATAAACAAGGGATATAGATGGTTGAAGGCCGCAAAGGACGCTGGTGCAACGCATACGCTGCTCGATGCTGCAATCGGCGTTGCAGCTGGTGAATAGGAGTTGACTATGGAAAAGATACTAGAACGTTTGCAGAAACTCGGACTTAACGGAAATGCCGCAGCCGACAACCTCTACTGGGATGCCAAGGACCTTGACGAGGATTCTTTCTCCCTGTGGGTTGCCGAGAATGACAAGGCGCTCCGTGATGTGCTCAACATCGACAATATTTCGTTAAAGCCGAGGCAGGAAGACAAGGCGTTCCTTAAACAGTACAACGACCTCCGCAACAACGGGCTTTCCCTCTTCAAGGGTGACAAGAAGCTTGCTCCAAGCGGAAAGCCGATGAAGACACTTGACGACTTCATGGGTGCTCTCGGAGTTGGTAACGGTGATTATAGCGATTATGATAGAGCGGCGTTTTCAAACCCGTCAAACCCTGCCTATTGGGGAAACATGTCGGAAGAGGACCGTACTCTTGCAGCCCTGTCCCTCGGATATGATTCAGCCGATGAAATGGGCCGCGACATAGGCCGTGTTGCCAACGGTTTCCAGCGTCAGAACCAAATTGAAGGCTGGGATGCAAACAACAATTTGAACCCGATTCAATGGATTGTATCTGCTTTAACGGGAGCAGCGGCCCCCCGTATAAAGGAAGCCCAGCTTGCTGGTAGGGACATCACCTGGCAAGACGTTACTGGTGACCTAGCTGAACTCGGTTTGAACTTCATTCCAGGTGTCGGTATTGCAGGCAAGGGTGGACGACTTGTGGCAAAGGTTCCTGGTGTCGGCAAGATTGCGAACAGTGCCGCTGACTCGATGATTGG